CTTCAGGAGCAGGAATACCATTGTTCATATTAATCATTACCATTGGTAAGAATCCATTCTGAATATTATTTAAGTGTAGATTGCTTAATTCAGCTTCTACATAAGAAAATTGTAATGTAGAGAACCAATCAGGTAGGGCGTAATAATACTGCCCTGGTGTATAGTTCTTAATCCAAAGTATTTCCATTTTTTCAGAAGATGTTCCAAAAGCTGGAATCTTCTTTTTATCTTTAACCTTTCTTTGGTCTGTCCAATCAGTGCAATAGTAATAATTCTCAATACGAGGATTATCATATATCTTCTCAGCTCTTAGTGTTTGAACTGGGATATGATACATACGAATAATTTTAGTATGCTCATCATTCCAATATATTTGAAATGCACCATTACCATATAGTTTAATATCAAAAGATACTCTTTTAATTTCTTCCTGAGGTAGAACAACTTCTAACATTGGTTGGAATGCGGTATTCTTACTATAGATACCTTTACCAAATATCATATCAGCAATACCTTCTATTGATGCTGCATTTGTTGTTGATGTATTATATCCTTCAGTAATTGAAGCAAAGTAATCATCATGTCCATTTATACCAACAGGTACCCAACTATAGCGGGTTTTAGTATCTTCCGTAACTACTGGTATATCTTGTTGTGCCATATTCACAACACTAAAGTTTTGGTTTAATTTCATATTAGTCGAGTATTATATATTCGTTATCTGATAGGTTTGATACATACAAATCTTCCAATGGTATTTGGTTAACATAGTTTACTTTATCAATTGATTGAGAAGAGAATACTTGCACCGAACCATTCCAAACTACATCCGTTCCGTTATTAACAATCTCTGCTCTATATTGGTCTCCTATATTAGGATTATTTACTGATGCAGTAAATGTTAGTAGTGATTGGTATTTATCGTAATCGTAGTTTACTATTGAAGCAGTAGTATTTTGAAGAGAACTCATGTTTTGTAATCTCCAAAGTAAGCTTCCACTACATTTAGGTTTGATTCTTATATCAATTATGTTACTTCCAGATATGTAATAGGTTATCATTATCTCGTATTATGTATGATTTATCTTGTAATTTAACAATCGTAAAAGAAAAAGTAGTAGCATAAAAAAAGGGTAGCGTTTGCTACCCTTTAATATCTTCATCTATACTGATTAAGAGTTTGTTCCACTAACAATCGTTGGAGGGTTAGTTACAGCTGCGAATGGATTTGCAAATGTTGAACCAGAAACGAATGATGCTGGGAAAGGTTCTTGTCCTGTGAAGGTAACTGAATAACCATAAAGGTCACCAATTGCTGCTCCAGTTTGGATAGTTCCGCCAGTTACATCTGCTCCTTCTCTTTGTCCTACTAATAATGTATCACCATTTAAAGTATGAACAAAGATTTGAGGTCTACCATATGCCATCAATTTCAACTGAGTTGTCATCTCATTTGTTAACTTCTTTAAGTTAAGAACTAATTCTTGTGAAAAGAAAGTAGTTCCATTATCTCTAGAAGAGTTAACGGTTTCAGTATAGCTTGAGTTTCCTTTAAGTTCGTAGTAGTATGCAGTTAAACCTGCTGGTAATGATTCGATTAACGCATCTGTTTGATAGTTAGATGCTTCTGCAAGAGAACCGGTAAAGTTTACAAAGTAAACTCCAGCGATACCACCAATGCTATCCTTACATACTTCATTACGTCCTGCTGATAAGTTACAAGCCATGTTATTTAATTTTTTAAGTTGTTTAATTTAATTCTAAAACTATTAGAGTAAAGGGAGGTATGGTTAACCTCCCTATTCCTTACTCAATTAGTTTGGTATATGGATAGCGATATCTTGTCCGATTCCGAACTCAGTATCCGCTGTGTATCTCATAATAACTCTAAAGTTCTGAGAACCATCTAAGTTAGCCATGTCTAATACTCTAACTTCGTTGTAATCACTCATCAAACCTGTACCGAAGTATAAGTTAGATTTTTGAGCTGCTACCATGTAGTTAGCTGTTAAACCAGGACACATTACGATTTCAATACCATTGAAGTTGAATGGTTTCTCACCAACGTTCATTTGGTTGTTCCATCCGTTAGCACCAACACTACCACCAGCTAATGCTTGTTGGTATGCTTTTGCTACGCCTGTTGGAACGTAGATTGTTAAATCTTCTTTACCGTATACAGTATCAGGGATAGCGTTTACTAAACCATCTAACTTAGTTAATACGTTAGCTGAAGTAATTGAACCAGATTGTGCTGATTTAACTACCGCACCTGCACCACCAGCTGCTGCTGATGCTGATAAAGCTGGAATTAAACCTTGGAATTGTCCGTTAGTTGCGGAGTTACCTTGCCAAATAGATTGTTCAGTTGCTTCTGCTACTTTACCACCTACATAAGAGATTAAGAAATCATTGAAAGATGCAGGGATTTCATCGAATGCTGAGTAACCCAATTGTAGGGCTTCCCAAGAAGCTACGAATTCTTGCTTACATAATTCTAAGTTAACTTGTAATTCTTTTGGTTGTAGGATTCTTTCAGTAAGAGCTACTGTACCAGATGTTGCGAAATCACAAGATGCGTCGTTTACGATGCTATCTACTGCAATCTTTTGGATAACTTGCTTATACTTCACATTCGGAACGATTGTGATATATTTGTTGTCCAAAGTTCTAGCAGATAACAACGCTGCTGCGATGTATTTCCCAGCGAATTCACCAGCGTAAGTTGAAGTTACACTTGGTTGTGCGAAATTTTGTTGTTGTCTCATTTTAAAAATTTGTTTTTTGAATAATTTTATTTATATAATTTAGATAGGAAAGCACTTTGAGAGTTTGTTACTTTCTTACCGAATTTATTTATTGTTGGTTTAGAGTTCTCCTCAATAGGAGCTCCATCTAATTTAGGAAGGCTCATTTCTGAGATATCTTCCACTTTCTTTACTTCTGCTTTTTTACCTTCAGATACTTCTTCTTCTTTTACTTCCATCATATCCATCATCTTTTTCTCAAGTTCTTCGATACGATATTGTAATTTCTCTACCATAGATTTCATATCAACTTCTTCAGTTGGCATTTCATCCATTGGTTTATCAGTATCTTCTGTCATAGGTTCAGCGGTTTCATCTTCCATTTTAACTTCTTCCTTCATTTCAGATTCTACTTCTGCTTCTTCAGATGCAGGTAATTCTACGTTTTCTCTTTCAACGATTTTACCTTCTTCAGTTACTACTTTGATAAGAACATCTCTACCTTCTGAATCTCTTAATGCTAACTCGTGAGTTCCATTAGGAGCTGGAGATTTAGTTCCATCTTCTGATACTATATCTAAAGTTTCACCTACATCGAATGTAGCTGATTCTACGATAGTTCCATCGGCAAGCTTTGCGTATGTCATTTCAGCTACTTTCTTATCTGAAGAAAGCATTGATATGATTTTATTTAATACTTCTTTTGAATTCATAATATTTTGTATTTTTAATTTAACAATTGATTTTTATTTTATAGTAATTTTTTATAGATTTTAAACGGATGGATCGAAGAAAAACAGGTATTCAACCATACTATCAGGTAATGGTATAGTTGCTCCAGTATAATTTTTGTTAGTTCCATTATATAATCTGAAATCCTGAAAATGCATTAATGAGTTGTTATATGCACCAAATATAGGATCAACTGCACCCATTACTTGTAATTTTTCTGATGGATCACTTATAAGTCCTCTAGTAGATGGAATGCTGGATGTAGCTATTAATGCTCCATCAACATACATTCTAACGGTTCTATCTTCTAATGTGTATGATAACGCATAATGTTTCCATACATACGGAACAACCGCAGAAGGTTTATTTTTATCACCTGCAATGGTAAATTCTAAGAATGGTGCATCTTGTAACGATTCATATATAAATCGGTTAGAACCAGTATATGCTGGTAACCATGTTGGATAACCTGTGGTATCACCATTAAAGTTTGAATCCCATAACCATCCATCCGGATTATATTTCCAAGCAGCTGTTCTAGAAGGATATACAGTAGGACAACAAAATTGACCTTCTGGTGGAGGAAGATATGATGCAGTAATATCGTAT